TAGGTGAGCTACGTAAGGTTGTTGATACGTATATCCAGACACAACTCACAGAAGATACTAAAGAAGCACCCCAACAAGACGAAGAAGTAGATTGGTTTACAGACCCTGATAAGGCTGTAGATAGGGCTATTCAAAACCACCCTAAGATTAAGGAAGCTGAAGCCGTAACGCAACAGTACAAAGCAAGTGCTGCATTATCAGAGCTACAACGTAAGCACCCTGATATGCAACAAATCTTGCAAGATACTAACTTTGCTGAATGGATTAAAGCATCTAATGTTAGGACTAAGCTGTTTGTGGCAGCAGACCAGCAGTATGATAGTGAAGCCGCTGATGAGCTATTTAGCTTATGGAAAGAGCGACAGAACATTGTACAGCAGACTGCCGCTGTAGAGGAGCAATCCCGTAAGCAAGCAGTTAAGGCAGCTTCCACAGGCAATGCTCGTGGTAGCACAGAATCAGCACCTAAGAAGATCTACCGACGCGCAGACATTATTAACCTTATGAGAACCGACCCTGATCGCTATGCTGCTCTACAACCAGAGATTATGAAGGCATACGAAGAAAAACGGGTCAGATAGTATATCTTAGGAGATATTTATTATGACTGATTCCACATATCCCGCAACTGGCGGGTTCGTTGACAACACTAGCGCAGCTACTTTTATTCCAGAAATCTGGAGTGACGAGATTGTTGCAGCCTACCAGAAGAACCTCGTATTGGCAAACCTTGTCAAGAAGATGTCTATGGCTGGCAAGAAGGGTGATACCATCCATGTACCTAAGCCTGTCCGTGGTGACGCTCACGCTAAAGCTGAGAACACTGCTGTAACGGTTCAGAACGCTACGGAAGGTGAAGTGCAGATCTCTATTGACAAGCACTTTGAATACTCACGTTTGATTGAAGACATTACGGACGTACAGGCTCTTAGCTCATTGCGTCAGTTCTACACGGAAGATGCTGGCTACGCTTTGGCGAAGCAAGTTGACACCGACCTGCACAGCTTGGCTACTGGCCTTGGTGCTTCTGGTACGTCTTCTACAACTTACCTGAACAACGGCGGTACGTTCTTTGTAGACGCTTCTAACGGCTTGTCTACTTACACGGCTGACACGGTTGTTCCTGCTGACGTATTCACTGACGCTGGTTTCCGTGGCCTGATTCAGAAGCTGGACGATGCTGATGTACCAATGGAAAACCGTTGCTTCATCATTCCTCCTTCAGTTCGCAACACCATCATGGGTATTGATCGTTACGTAAGTTCTGACTTCGTAAACAACGGTCAAGTCACCAATGGTCAGATTGGTCAACTGTACGGCATTGACGTATTTGTTAGCACCAACTGCCCTGTTGTTGAAGCTGCTGGTGATAACTCTGCTTCTTCTGTAGACTCTCTGGGCGCTTTGCTGATCCAGAAGGATGCAATTGTAATGGCTGAACAACTGGGCGTTCGCTCTCAGACTCAGTACAAGCAAGAGTTCTTGGCTAACCTGTTTACTTCAGATACTCTGTACGGCTGCAACGTACTGCGTCCTGAGTCAGGTGTAACTTTGGTTGTTCCTAAGTAATAACCATCTAACTGGGGGCTGCTACGGTGGCCCCTAGTTTTATTGAGGTAGCTAAGTATGAGCATAGTAGCTAGTTTGGTCGGCCCGGTAACAGGGTTACTTGATAAGTTTATTGAGGACAAAGACCAGAAGAATGCTTTGGCTCACGAGATTGCTACCATGTCTGAGCGTCATGCTCAAGAGTTAGCTAAAGGTCAAATAGAAGTAAACAAAGTAGAGGCAGGAAGCTCTAGTTTATTTGTTTCTGGTTGGCGACCCTTCATTGGCTGGACATGTGGACTAGGCATGTTTGGTAACTTTATCACAATTCCATTCTCTAACTTTGTGTTGGCTTTAGCGGGTATAGACATTGTTATACCTTTAGTGCCACTAGAGACTATGATGCCTGTACTTATGGGCATGTTAGGTTTAGGTGCAATGCGTTCATTTGAGAAGACAAGGAAATAAGTACATGCAGACTGCTAATCTGTCTGGCTACTACAACGCATTACGCAAAGGAACTACAGTATCTGACATAGATACAGTAGGGGATTACTATGACCAGTTCATTAACGAACTGTTAGCAGGCCAGGGTATTGTAGACACAGACTATGCAGAAGGCGGTAGTGTCTCAGTATCTAAGCCAACTATTAGCGGATACACTACACCTGACTATGCTCCTAGAGAACTAGGGAAGTTCCAAGGTAATCTTTCAGCACATACGTCAAGTTCTTTAGGGGAGATCAAAGAGTTCCAATCTCGTCTTGAGCCTTTAATGGCTGAAGAGATGGCACGTTTGCAGTTTATAAATAAGCTAGACTATGAAGATGCTATTGAGCAAGCGTACCTACAGAACCCTGAGATCCAAGCACTGTACAATCAGTATGATGTAGATCCTTTTAGAGCAAGTGCTGACGGCTCTATTTACCTGTATGACCCATTTACTTTTGGTGAGATTAGAACACTAGAAGTAAAAGATAATGATCTAAAGAATGTAATGAAAACACTTCATTCTTTAGTTATTAGCGGGGCTACTAGTGGGTTTGGCGCTAGTTTAGGATTAGGCACTTTAGGAACTGCTGCAGCAGACGCAGGCATGTCTGCTTTTACAACAGCAGCTATGGGAGGAGATTCAGACGATGCTTTAATGGCTGGACTCCAAGCTGGCGGAAGTTCTTTTTTACAAGGTGTCTTAAACAAAGCGCCAGAGATTAAACAAACTGCTGCTTCTGACACAGTAGTAGACGTTAGTGCTGACCCTACAAGTATATACGGTCAAACAGCAGACGGCCTAACAAAAGATCCTGAAAGGTATCTGAGCAACCAACAGTTTCAAACACAAGTAGCAGGTTTCGACCCTACACTTCCTGATCTTAATGACTATTCTCAATACAACCTTACAGCACCCCAAGTTAATTTAGGGGGAGTAAATTTAAATCCAGACTATAATTTAGCAAATTTTGGCTTATCTTCTAGAGCACTTACATCTTTACCTACAGAACAATTTACAACATATGGCTTAGGTAATTCTCTTGTATATAGACCTTCAGGTACAGAAGGGTTGTTAACAAGTAACAAATATATACAGCAGCCTAGTGTTTTAGATTTAACAGAAGATACAGATGTTTTTAATACTGTTGGAGATTATTCTGATTTATATCCAGACTTAGTAACTCCTGTTGACAGGATAGACGTTCCTCAAACTCCTCCTACTTTTACACCTGACTTTGACTATACAGATGTAGTAGATCCTAATGTAGTTAAGCCAATTGTACCAGATTTTACTTTAGATATAGCTAATCCTTTTGTTACACAGTCTGATATTTCTGACATGTTGTCACAAAGTGGAGGTGGAGGCGGTGGTGGTTCTTTTTCAAACTTATTCTCTCCTAGCAGCATAGCTAATGCTTTACTAAGTGGAAACTTTAGTAATTTAAATGTAGATCCTGACTTATTTGGAAATGTAGACGCTCAAGCCGCTGCAGATGCTCAAGCCGCTGCAGACGCTCAAGCTGCTGCTGATGCTCAAGCCGCTGCAGACGCTAAAGCTGCTGCAGATGCTAAAGCTGCTGCAGACGCTAAAGCTGCTGCAGATGCTAAATCTGCTGCAGACGCTAAAGCTGCTGCTGATGCTAAAGCTGCTGCTGATGCTAAAGCTGCTGCTGATGCTAAAGCTGCTGCTGATGCTAAAGCTGCTGCTGATGCTAAAGCTGCTGCTGATGCTAAAGCTGCTGCAGACGCTAAAGCTGCTGCTGATGCTAAAGCTGCTGCTGATGCTAAAGCTGCTGCTGATGCTCAAGCTGCTGCAGAGGCAGCTAGACTTGCTGCAGAAGCAGAATCAGCTAGATTAGCTCAAGAAGCTGCTGCGGCTGCAGAAGCAGCTAGATTAGCTCAAGAAGCTAATAATGCTGCAGAAGCAGCTAGATTAGCTGCAGAATCCCAAGCCGCTGCAGAAGCAGCTAGATTAGCTAAGGAAGCTGCGGATGCTAAAGCTGCTTCAGAAGCTGCTGCGGCTGCAGAAGCAGCTAGATTAGCTAAGGAAGCTGCGGATGCTAAAGCGGCTGCAGAGGCTGCTAGATTAGCTAAGGAAGCTGCAGATGCTGCTGCGGCTGCGGCTGCAGAAGCTTCCAGAGTAGCTGGGTTAAACAGCACTAGCCCTACAGGCCCTTCAGGCCCTACAGGCCCTACAGGTACTGGAGGCCCTACAGGTACTGGAGGCCCTACAGGTACTGGAGGCCCTACAGGCCCTACAGGTACTGGAGGCCCTACTGGCCCTACAGGTACTGGAGGCCCTACAGGCCCTACTGGCCCTACAGGTACTGGAGGCCCTACAGGCCCTACTGGCCCTACAGGTACTGGAGGCCCTACAGGCCCTACAGGCACTGGAGATCCTATGGGCCCTACAGGCCCTACTGGCCCTACAGGTACTGGAGGCCCTACTGGCCCTACAGGTACTGGAGGCCCTACAGGCCCTACAGGCACTACAGGCCCTACAGGCACTGGAGATCCTATAGGCCCTACAGGCACTGGAGATCCTTCAGGCACTGGCCCCGGTGATGGCTCTGGAGATGGGGATGGTTCTGGAGATGGAGATGGAGATGGAGATGGAGATGGTGATGGTGATGGTGATGGTGATGGTAGAGGCTCTGGTCTAGGCATAGGCTTACTTACTGGGCTGTTAGCAAACCAAGGAAGTGGAGTTGTACCATACACACCACAAGACTTTGAAGATTACAAGTTTAAGAAAACATATCAAGCACCTGAGTTAGTAGAAAGGTTACAGCAAAACAGAAGCTACCAACCTCCTTCAGTATTACAGGGTTTATTTAAAGGATTCATATGAGTACCACATATTTGAACATAGTCAACGAGGTACTACGTAGGCTACGAGAGGATGAAGTAACTAGTGTAGCACAGAACACTTACAGCAAGATGGTAGGTGACTTTGTTAACGACGCAAAACGTACTGTAGAAGATGCACATCAGTGGTCTACACTACGCACAACTATTGTAGTGACTACTGAAGCAGATACTGTAGATTATGCCTTGACAAACGCTGGAGAACGTGTTAGAGTGTATAGTGCTATTAATGACACTTCTAATTTTTTTATGCGCTATGAGTCACCTAACTGGTTTAACAATGCTTATTATATTTCTGGTGAAGTAACTGGCAGTCCTGACTCATATACGTTTAATGGTATTAATACTAATGGGGATACTAAAGTAAAAGTTTACCCTAAGCCATCAGGCGTATTTAGTCTTCGTTTTGACTTAATTGCTAGGGAAGCTGAATTGTCTGGTGATACAGAGACTACAGTTCTACCTAAGAACGCTATTGTACACAACGCTGTAGCTTTGTTAGCTAGAGAGCGTGGTGAAACTGGGGGTACTACAGCACAGGATTACTTCCTGATTGCAGACAGACACTTATCTGATGCTATTGCTTTAGATGCCTACAAGAATCCTGAAGAATTTATCTATACGGTACCCTAATGGCTCAACAAAGACAGAACATTTATATTGCTGCTCCAGGGTTCAAGGGACTTAACACACAAGACTCTCCTGTAACTCAAGACCCAGCCTTTGCCTCTGTAGCTGAGAATGCTGTTATTGACAAGTTTGGTCGTATTGCAGCACGTAAAGGCATAAAGAAGATTACTAGCTCTGCTACACCTCTAGGGTCTAGTAGTGGTATTGAAGCAGTGTTTGAGTTCTGTGCTAGAGACGGAACTAAAACTGTATTCTCTGCTGGTAACAACAAGATATTTACAGGGACATCTACGCTGTCTGAAGTAACGCTTCCCGGTGGTTACTCTATCACAGCAAACAACTGGAAGATTGTCAGCTTTAACAATGACGTTTACTTCTTCCAGAGTGGACATGCAGCACTTATGAGCGTTGCAGGCAGCACTACTCTTACAGCAGTTGTTGACGGTGCACACGCTGCACCAGCAGCCAATGAAGTGTTAGCTTCCTTTGGTAGACTTTGGGCAGCAGATGTAGCAAACAATTCCTACACAGTCTACTGGTCTGACTTACTGGACGGTGATGATTGGCATGGTGGGTCATCAGGTTCATTGGACATAACTACTGTATGGCCTACAGGATACGATGAGATTGTAGCTCTACAAGAGTTTAACAACTTTTTAGTTATCTTTGGTAAGCGTAGTATCCTAATATACAGTGGTGCTTCAACGCCTGCTAGTATGACTCTATCAGACACTATTACTGGTATTGGCTGTATTGCTAGAGACAGTATACAGGCCATAGGTACAGACTTGATCTTCCTGTCTGACTCTGGTTTGCGTAGCTTAGGCAGAGTTATACAAGAGAAGTCTAACCCTATTGGCAATGTGTCCAAGAATGTTAGAGACAACTTAATGGCGGCAGTAAGCTCAGAAATAACAAGTGTCATTAAGTCTGTCTATAGTCCTGAGAATTCTTTTTACTTGCTGTTGCTGCCACAGTCATCAGAAGTCTATGTGTTTGACATGAGAGGTACGCTAGAGGACGGTAGTTATAGAGCCACTACATGGAAAGACGTATCTTTACTTTGTGGTACTAGAACTGCTGATGGCTTACTTTACTTGGGTAGTTCTAAAGGCATCAATCAATACGATGGATTTCTTGATGACACTGCTTCATACACAATAAAGTATTTTACAAACCCTATGTCTTTTGGTGATCCTTCAAAGATTAAAATGCTAAAGGAAATATCTTTTACGGTCATAGGTGGTTCAGAGAGTCAAGTAATTGGCAACTGGGCTTATGACTACAAAGAAGACTATAGCACACAGTCATTTACTATAGCCAAAAGTAATCAGGCTGAGTACGGAATTTCTGAATACAATGTAGCTACTTCTCAATATGGCGTAACTAATGTAATTGATATTGCTAGTATAAAAGCTACAGGCTCAGGTAAAGTAGCTACAATAGGTATTGAAGCAACAATTGATGGAGGCTCTTTGTCAATACAAGAGTTAAACACTGAAGCACTTTTAGGTAGATTAATTTAATGAGTAACTATACAAAGACAGTAAACTTTGCAGCAAAGGATAGCCTGCCTTCAGGCGATGCTGCTAAGATTGTTAAAGGCACAGAGATTGACACAGAGTTCAATAACATTGCAACTGCATCAGCAACTAAAGCAGACGCTGCTGGTGCTGCACTAACAGGAACTACTACATTTGAGACTATCTCAGATGGCACTATTTCCATTACTGCATTTGTTGATGAAGACAATATGGCATCTAACAGTGCCACGTTGCTGCCTACACAGCAGTCAGTTAAAGCGTATGTTGACGCAAGTGTTTTTACCGGCGTAGCTGACGGTTCAATTACTACAGCTAAACTTGCTGACGATGCAGTAACGGCTGCTAAACTAGCCTCTAATGCCGTAGTGACTGCTTCTATTGTTGATGATAACGTGACTCAAGCCAAGATTGCTGATGATGCAGTAACAGCAGCTAAGATTGCCGACAATGCAGTAGATATTGCTCGCCTAAACGTAAGTGACGGTACAGCAGGCCAGAGCTTAACTACTAACGGTAGTGGTACACTAGCTTTTGCAACTATTGGTGGTGCTTATAATGACTTTGTTGTCAAGACAGGAAACTATACCGCTGTTAGTAAAGACCAACTCATTGTTAACTCAGGCAGTGCAGTAACAATTACGCTACCCGCTAGTCCTAGTGCTGGTGATGTAGTATTCATTAAGAACGCTGGAACCAGCACAGTCACTGTAGCTCGTAACGGCTCAAACATAAATTCAACGGCAGACGATGGAGAGCTTGCAGCAGATGCTGGAGCGTCTTTGGTTTACGTTGATGCAACAATTGGATGGGAGGAGCTTTAGATGGCTATTACTTTAGGCGGTGGCGGTAGCGCATCACAGGTAAATGAAGTTGTTATATTAAACAACAGTGCCAATGTTGTTACGTTGGCTGACGGCAGGGTGTACTTAAAGGCGGGTGTTTTTGAGGATGATTTATCCGTTTACCCAGATGCCTCTACTTCTAAGGCTTTGGTTTCAACCTTTTCAACAGCTGCGTCTGCCGTTGATCCTACAGGAATTACGTGGGACGGCACTTCTTTTTGGGTAGTTGGAGGAACTTACGGTAATAAGAATGTGGTTGAGTACAACACCGCAGGGGTGGAACAAAGTAGCTTTGACGTGTCCTCCACACACAACGACCCTGAGGATATCGTTTGGGACGGGAGCTACCTTTGGGTTCTTGGAGATGGTCAAAACAAGGTAACCAAGTGGAGTACAGGCGGCGTTTATCAGAACGTAGAATTTAGCGTGGGTGGCCAAGAAACAAGTGCTAAAGCTTTAACTTGGGACGGAACTCATTTTTGGGTTATTGGTTACCAAAATCGCAAAGCTTTTAAATACAACTCATCAGGCGTTTATCAAAACGTATCTTTTTCAGTAAGTGTTAGAGACAGTCAGCCCACAGGGATTACGTGGGACGGAACTTATTTCTGGGTCACTGGAGTGGTTAGTGACGCTGTACACAAATACAGTTCAGCAGGCGTTTATCAAGGAGAGTCTTTTTCTACGGTGCCATACACCTCGCCACAGGGTTTAACTTGGGACGGTTCTGATTTTTGGATGGTTGACGCTGGCGATGACTCTGGAGGGAAATTTGGGTTAGCGAATGGTATTCATGAGATTACATCAAACCAATCAGCCAATGGCGTAGAGCTAGGCGGAACTGTTTATACGAGGGTTAAATAATGGCTTTAATAGTAGTAGAAAATAATATTTCAGTTGAGACAAAAGCCCGTAGATGGCGTGACGAAGAATTACAACGCACAGACATAGCCGCTACAGTTTCTGATTACCCTAATGCTTCAGCAGTGTTGGCTTACCGTCAGGCACTACGCGATTGGCCTAGCACAGAAGACTTCCCAGACACTCGTCCAACTTTAGGATCTTAACAATGGGATACTTGATTGACATATTTAACGTAGTAACTGCTGCTGTAGCTATAGCATCTCTTGTAACTGCTGTAACATCAGCACCACAGGACAAGCCTTGGGCAGTTAAGGTATACAACGTCTTAAACA